TTGTAGACGTGGGTGTTATTGCACAGCTCCACGATGCACTCATTGGGGCGCTGGGTGCTGTCAAGGCCCTGCGCCTTTTTGTCTTTCTTCGAGTTGCCGAAATCGCCAACGCCGTAGAAAATCCACTGACCCTGCGTGAAACCCTCTTCCGCGCTCTCGTTATACACGAAGATAACGCAGGGGTGGAACTCCATGGTGTCGCGCACCTTGGGATTTGCTGCACGAGCCGCCCGGATATACGGCTGGTACTTGTTGAACAGCTCCGCCAGCATGGCGTTGTTCATATTCTCCGAAGAGGCAATGTTCAGCTTGACGTTGAAGTAGGTTTCGCCCATGGAATCGTCCGTCATGTCATAGCTGTCGGCTTCAACCGTCAGGCCGTGTTCATCCGTATAGACGAACTTACCCTTGCAGTCAAAGTCCATGTTGCGGCCCGCCTTGCCGTAGGCATTGGAGCTGGTGCCCTGCCCGCGGTGAACGACGCTTTCGTTCTTCCAGCAGTCCTTTGCGCGAGCGCCATACAGGAGGTGTTCCACGCTGGAGCCGGAGACCTTATCGTTTTTGTCGGTGGTGAAGCGCGGAACCCGCAGTTTGATGACGCGGAGACCGGGATTTTTCTTCGCCAGATTGTTGATATACGCCTCGTCAATGGATGCTGCATTCCAGTCGGTGATGATGTTGCCCGCGCCGTCGTCCACGCTGTTGCCCTCATAGCGGGCAATCATCTCGTCCGGGTCGGGCGCATCTGCGATGTAGTTGTCCATCATGTCCGCGTCGCCGAGGCTGATGTCGTAATACTTGCAGCGGTACAGCCAAACATCACAATCCGGGCTGCCGATGGTCAGCGGCACCGGGGTGCGCTGGGTCAGGCGGTCGTCCTCCGAATAGGTGGCAAACCGGGACGGAATGCCCTGCAAATTCAGGAACAGCTCGCTATTCTTCGTCCGGCTGGTGATGTTGTAGCACAGCTCAGTGTACTCGCCCTCGCAAACGAACTGGCTGATGCTGGTCTGCTCGGTGGAGAGGGTCACTTCCTTGGCGTTCACATCCAGACCGATGCCGTCCGAAAGGCACTGTGCCACACCAGCGTCAAACTTGCGCGCGTTCTTGGCCGTGTAGATCATCTTGAAAGATGCGCCGTATGCCTGAATATTGGACGAGCCGAACAGGTTAAAGTTGATGGTTGCCGTATGGCCCGCGCGGACAACAAAGGCCGTGTTGCCGTCGCTGTCCTGCTGAAAGCCGCCGTTGGTCCAGTCGAAATCTTTATCCACGGTCAGAGATACGCCGTTGGATTCCCATGTGTCGCGGTCTGCTGCGGAGTTGGAGCGGCCCGACGGGTCAAAGTCAAACTTCGCGTCCACGTTGGCCGGATGGATGTCATAGCCCAGCGCGGTGGCCGTGTAGGTCATGGTGACGGTCGTTTCGCCGCAGGTCAGCGTCAGGGTATGCTCGCCCTCAGAGCGGGGCTTGTACGCCCACGACTGCAAGCTGCGGCCCACGGTCAGCGTAGTTTCCACGCCGTCAACGGACTGCTTCACGCTGGCCTGCTCGGTGCTGGGATCATAGACCATATACTGAAGTGCAGCAGTCATATACACGCTGCCAGAAGGCTTCTTGTTCTTGACCGTAATGATAGGGACATTGCTGGAGCTGTCCACGACCGCAATGCAGAAGTGGACGGTCGGGCTTTTGATTGTGTTCCCACTGGCGGTCGTAGTCGTATAGATGTCGATGTCGTGAGCGCCGTGGGAATTGATGGTCAAGCTCTGCACGAGCTGGCGGCCAGAATAAGAGGTCGTGGCCTCTGCCGCCTGAACGCCGTCAACGAGGAAGTGCGTGGTCTTGCTCATGCCGGAGCCGACCGGAGTGTACATGATGCGGAACGCCGTGCCGACAGTGTACAATGTGGATTCCGACAGCGTTGCAGTGACCGAAACCGTCAGAACCGAGATGTTCCACGTTTTGGAGCCGGTCGCGCCGTTTTCATCGGTGACAACGACCTTCACCTTGTTGTCACCGGACACCAGCCATGCGCTGGGGTCAAAAGTGATTTTTTTGTTCTGTACGATGTTGGCCGTGGCCACCTGCTCACCGTTGACATAATATGCAGCAGCGCCGCCAAAGTCCGGATCAGTGTCGGTAAAGGTGTAGGACACCTCCGTGCTCTGACCCTGCGCAATGGCAAAAGACAGAGCCTTTTCACCGTTGACGTAGGTTTCGTTGGTCAGGGTGACGCCGGAAGAGCCGCCGCCTCCACCGCCGCCGCCCGGAATGTATACCGGGTCGATAACGTCCTTCTCGTTTTCATCGTACAGGTGCAGATAGTGGGTTTCTGTGTCGTAGACCATCGAGCTGAACGCCAGCCCGCCGGAAGCCTTGATGGGCAGCGTGATGGTGCCGCCGTTGGTGTAGGTGATCTTCAGGCCATCATCCACGGACTGCACGTCCTGAACAACGCCGTTCTCGATGATTTCCTGAAACTGGGCCAGTGTATTTGCTGCTGCGGTCGCCTGAAGCTCTGCGGTCTTTGCAGATGCAGCGGACTTCGTGGCCGCGTCGGTTGCGGTTTTGACATTTGCAGCAGCATCGGCAGCGTCAGATGTTGCCTGTTCAGCTGCGCTCTTGGCCTCGTTTGCCGTCGTCTTGGCCTCACCAGCCGTGGTGGTTGCGGTGTTTGCAGCTTCGACGGCCTTGTTGGAAGCGTCCGCTGCTTTTCCTGCCGCCTCCTGTGCAGCACTCGCAGAGGTGGAGGCTTTAGATGCTTCGTCCTCAGCCTTGGCCGCCGCCGTGCTGGCCTGAGATGCAGCAGTTTGGGCCGTGGAGACCATGCCCTCCGTGTTAGAGGCCGCTTTCTTCGCGTCGGCGGCATCCTGCACAGCGGTCTTTGCAGCGGACTCGGCGGATGCGGCTTTTACTTCAGCGGATGTTGCCCGCTCTTCGATATTGCCAACAGATTCCGAGACCTGCTTTGCTGTCGCCGCCGCTTCTTTTGCAGCAGCTTCGGCGCGGTCTGCGTCACCCTGAACAGCGTCTTTCAGGGTTTTGACCTTCATGTTGTACGTTTCGCCATCCGAAGAGATCAACAGCAGGTCATCGTCCAGAGCTTCCGTCGCAGTAGCGAAGTCCTGAATACGTTTTTCAGCCATTTAAGAATTGCCCTCCTTTTCGGTTTCGGTCGTTTTATCATCCGTCCCAGTGTCCGGGTCGGTTTCGGTGTCCTTGTCGCCAGACATTCCTTTCAGCAGAGAGAGGATGCTGTCCAGCGTTCCCTGTGCGGCTGTCAGCTTTTCGTCCATTGCAGCCAGCGAGGTGGTGTGTCCATCCACCGTGGCGTGAACTTCGGCCATCTCCGCGGACTGGTCTGCGATGGCCTGTTTCAGCGCCGTCACATCGGTCTGCATTGCAGCCAAACCAGCCGACTGGTCAGCGGCAGATTTCTTCAGCGCTGTTGTGTCAGCCTGAACATTGTCCAGAACTTTCCGGTCTGCCGTCTGCACATCCTGCACAGCTGTCAGCTTTTCGTCCATTGCGGCCAGCACAGCAGCATTTTTGTCTACCACAGACCGAATACCAGCCGCAGCGGCCTTGATATCCGAAAGGGCCGTCTGCACACTAGCCAACGTCGTTTTGATATCCGCTGCCGATGTTTCCAGCCCCTCCAATGTAGTGCGCTGTTCTGTGAGAGCCGCCTGAACATCTTTGACAGACTGAAGCAGCTGCGGGAGGTTTACGGCATCTTCACCTTCGCCGCCCTCTATGGACTTCAGTTCTTCCGCCAATCTGTTCACCTCCGTGGCAATTTCATCCGCCTGTTCAATGAGGACGGTTTTCTTGATGCGGTATTTCTCCACCTCATCGTCATAGAAGATGGCATCTTCCATGTGGCCGGTTTCAGGGTCACGCGCCCGCATGGCGATATAATCATCGGAATACTGCACCTCTGCGCGGGACACCGGGGCACTCCGCGCACCGGTCATCGACTGCGTTGCAACGCCGCTGGTGGAGTTGCCGATCTTTGCGACCAGCAGACCATCCTCGGCAGACATCGTAACGCCGCCATAGTCAGCGCTTGCCTCCAGAAATACCTTATCGCGGTTTTTATCGCGCTCTGTCAGATACGGATACTGCCGCGTCGCTTCGGTGTTCGTCGGGGCACTGATGGTGTTGGAATATCCAATGCCCAGCAGCGCGTCCATAGAATAGATAGAGCTGTGAACTTTGTCGCCGATTTTGACTTGATCTCCCAGTTCTGTGGCCGGGTCAAACACCGCGTCCGGGGCCGTGAACGGCTCATACTCGATGCCGTGCAGCATCGAATACAGGTCATTGCAAATGCCCTGACAGGAATAGGGGCAGTTGTCTACGGTGATTTCAAACCCGCTGTCGTCGCCCCGCGAGTAGGCGTTTCCGTCCTCGTCCGTCATGGTGACTTTGGACCCCACAAGCCGTTTTCCAGTCTCGACATCTCCCCCCACAAACGGAACATGAATAAGGCCCTGTTCAGCTTCTACCGCGCCGGTCTTGTCATAGACCAGCAAAAAGCCATCCGCCGTGACAATGCGGTTGAACTCGTGGTCCACGACTGGATAGACCTTCGGAACCAGAGAGCCGACGCCGCTGCCGATTTCCGGGGTCTGAATCTCGCTGTTGCCGGTGGTCAGCTTCCACGCAAGCGTGGAGCCGTCGCCGGTGATGATGTCGTTGAACTTCTCGTCCACGACGTGGTAGTTTTCAGCCGGCGGCGCTGTCAGTGTCACCAGCCGGAGTTCGCCCTCGTCGGTGATGGTCCAGTTGCCGCCGTTGCAAGCGCCAATCCAGCCCAACACCTGCTGCATGGTATATCCTTTCGGGAAAGGGACCATGTAGTTCATGCCGCGGTTGATGCGGGTGCGCGGGTCAATCGGGACGCCGATGCGATACGCAATTTCCTGCACAACAACCGCCATAGATTTGGGCCAGTCACTTTCGCGGTCCGAATCGTCAACCATCGCTTGCGAGGTCTTCAGCATCGAATCATAGCAGGAGAGCGTATACAGGTTTCCGACGTTCTTGCAGGTATCGACCCAGAACTCACCGAATGGAAGAACTTCTGTTCGATTTGTGACGTCCAAATCCGTGAGCTGCGCGATGATGCGGACCGATGCAGCTTCCGGGATTTCCTCGCCGTCCTCCAGCAGCACATCCAGTTTCAAAGACGCTGCATTGCAGTTGCCAATACTGAGCGGTTCCGTTGCAAGGCTGTGACTGATTTGTGGCGCAGAAATACGGTAGTATTCTTTGCCCGCAATGACGGCGCGGGCGTTCATGCTGAAGCGTCCGCGAGCTGCAAGCTCTGTCCAGTTGTTCGTTCTGTGCCTCGTGACAGCTCACCTCCTTACTGTTCTGTCATGTTGAATGCCATGCCCACATAGTAGGTTTTGCCGGTTGCCTTGTCGTACCGCTGCGCACCAAAGGGGCGGTTTGCGCAGTAGTACGTTTTGGTCAGGTAACGGCCGGCATCCGGGTCCAGCAGCGTGGCCTCGAAAAAGGTCTGCTTCAGGTCTTTCGACAGCTGGGCAGCAACCTCTTCCGGGATGTCCATTAAGGTCACGCTCCACTTCATCTTCGCGCCGATTTTGTTTCGCACCATCAGCGCATCCAAAGTGTTGCGGCCAGACTTCGAGGAATCAACGTCGCTGTCTGTTGGGGTCAGCCCGCCCTCTGCCACCCACTTTGTATAATCATGGCCCCCGATTTTGAGCATCGGTTTCATAGGGTCTGCACCTCCTTATACTTCCGCAGGTGTCAGCAGCGGCGACGTGCCAAACATCCGGGTCTTGCGGTTGATATAGTCCACGGTGTGCTGTGCGAGACCGTCTGCATCGACGTTGACCTCCGCTCCGCTGTACTGCTCAACAGCTGCGCAGATGCTATTCGTCGCGCTGCCAATGGCCTGAACGATGGTGCGGGTCGTCTCGTCGTTCGACGCCTGAATTTTTTCCAGCACACCACCGGAAGAGCTGTTCTTTCCGCCCTCCACGCTGTACGGTGTGACCGTGCCAGTCGCCAGTGCCGGGATGGAGAATCCTGCGTTCTGCGTGATTTCCGTCAGGCGGTCCAGCAGGTTGGTAAAGCTGTCGGCCACCTTGTCGGAAAACTGCGTCAAAACATTGTCCATGCCCTCAACGATGTCTACTTTGCCAGAAACCTCGGACAGCAGCGGAGTGTCGCTGTCAGCCAGTGTTCCGTCTGCTTCCGCAGTTCCGGCCTTTACGGTGTCCACCAAATCGCCCATCTGGTCCTTTGCACTGGACAGCAGCGCGGGCATAGCACCTTTCATGCCCTCGTCAATGCCAGCGGGCAGGTATGCGCCGATTTCGTCCGCCATCAGCCTAGACGGCGAATGGATGCCGAAGAAGCTCTTAAAGCCGTTCACGATGCCAGAGCCGACTTTTTTCACACCGTTCCATAGGCCGGATGCGACATTTTTAATGCCAGTACCGATGCCCGTAACGATGTTCTTGCCGACATTGATCGCGTCGGAAACCACATTTTTTGCGCCATCCCAGATTCCGCTGACCACATTACCAATGCCCTTGCAAACATTAGTAACAGTATTCTTGATGGCGTTAAAGGCGTTATTAACGCCATCGCGGAACCAGTCGCATTTGTTATAAGCGGTTACGAGTCCCACGCCCAATGCGCCAACGCCAGCGATTGCAATGCCGACAGGCCCGCCCGCCGTGGCAAGTCCGGCCAGCGTAGTACCCAGACCGCCGAGGGCAGTACCCGCCGTAGCTACCGCACCGGAGAGTGTTGTTCCGATTGTGCCAGCCACACCAGCTGCGCCGGATGCCAGCGCACCCAGACCGCCGCTGACCGTTGCACCAATAGAACCGATACCCGCGCCGATGGACGATACCAGACCAGACAGCCCGCCCCCTACGGTGGAGGCAATGCCGCCGATAGTAGAACCCACAGACCCGGCAATGCTGGACAGTCCGCCGCCGACAGTAGATGCGATGCCAGACAGCCCGCCGCTGAATAGCGATCCGAGTTTAGAGAACAGACCCGATGCGCCGGATGCTATGTTAGAGAATCCGTTGCTGAACACCGAGCCGATGTTGGAGAGCATCGACCCCGCATTAGATGCCACGCCGGACAATCCATTGCTGAAAAATCCCTTGACAGAGTTCCAGAGATTTCCCGCATTGGATGCGATGTTGTTGAATCCGTTGCTAAACAGATTCTTGATGCCGTTCAGTAGTCCAGAGGAATTATTCTGGATATTACCCAGCCCATTCTTGAGCACGTTCCCCAGATTCTGAATGAACGAGCTGCCGTTCTGAGAAGTTCCGTTAAAGAAATTCTTGAACGTGTTGCCGATGTTCTGGAGCATATTACCCGTGTTGGTCTGGAGGCTACCAGAGCCGCCCTTGAACAGATTCGTGAGCCAGTCAATAAACTGACCGCCCCACTGTTTCAGCTGCCCAAAGCCGCCCGACAGCAGTTCCAGAATCTTTCCGGGAATGCTGGAGATCAGCGACCAGAGATCGGGCAGACCGCCGTTCACACCGTCTGTGATGCTGTTCGCCATGCCCTTGCCAGCATCTACCAGAATATTGGTATTGCCGGAGGTGGACAGGTTGTTTTTCAGCCCGGAGATGATGTTCCACGCAGCCTTTGCCATGCCGACATATCCCTGTTCCTCATAGCCCTTATTCAGAGCTTCCAGAGAATCAGCGACAAACCCGGTGACGTTGGTACGGAAATTCTTATCCATGCTGTTAAACAGACCCAGCGCAACGTTTTTCGCAACGGTAGCCCAGTCACCAGACTGCACTGCGTCAATGATGCCCTTAATGTTGGTCAGACCGTCACCGCTGGAAAGTGCATCCGAGATGCGGTTCATGTTGTTTTTCAGTGCATCGACAGTTTCATCGACAAAATCAGTGCCCAGCTGAGTGCCCTTTCCGTCCAGAGCATCATCAGCGCCTGTGTAGACCGCCAAACCCATATCTCCAGCTGCATCCTCAGCCAGTTCAGAGTTATCTGTGATACCCTGTGCCACACCAGCGTCAAACCAATAGCCCAGTTCTGCGCCCTCGGTAGACGGGGAATGGATACCCAGCGCATCCTTGAATGCGTTAATCAGCCAGTCGGATGCCTTGCCAGCGGCCTCAGACAGTCGTTTCAGCGTATTCTTGATGCCGTTGTAGATACCGAGAATGACGTTTTTGCCGACGCCCAGCCAGTCGATGTCCGTGAATTTTTTCTTTGCCGTGTCTCCGATAGACTTCAACGCAAGGGGAAGTTTCGTCTGCAAGGCCACGAAGCCGTTGTAGATAAACCCGATAACATTTTTGCCTGCTGCCGCCCAGTCGATAGAGGACAGCTTCTTTTTCGCTGCGTCGCCAATGGATTTTAAGGCAGTCGGGAGTTTGGTTTGCAGCGCGACAAATCCGTTATAGATAGCACCAATGACGTTCTTGCCCGCGGTCAGCCAGTCGATGTCGGACAGCTTTTTCTTGATGGCCGCACCAATGGTCTGCATCGCAGCCGGGAGCTTAGTCTGCAAGGCCACGAAGCCATTGTAGATGGCCCCGATGATGTCTTTGCCGACCTGTACCCAGTTCGTCGCCTTGAGCTTCGCCACGATCTGACCGGGCAGTTCTTTCACGGCATTCACCACGGTGGAAATGGCCCCGGTGATACCGTTTTTCAGGCCCTCCATGATGAACTTGCCGACCTCGACCATCTTCTTGGACGGCGAGTGAATCTCGAACGCATCACAGATGCCGTTCCAGAACGGCTTGAAAATGTTGTCTACAATCCATGCGCCAACGCCGAAGATGGCGTCTTTGATGCCGAGGAAGAAACCTGCAACGGCATCGCCTCCGGCCTCCTGCGTTTTCTCTTTGAAGTAGTTGCCTACATCGGCCAGAGAACCGGCCAGAATCTGAATGACTGCATCAACGGATTCACCGATAAGGCGGCCCAGCGCCTCCGTCAGCTCGTCCCAGCTCACACCAGACACAGCCCGGATGAGCATTTCAACGAGGTCTTTTGCCACCTGATAGAAGTCAATGCCGTCCATCAGGTCGGCCAGCGAGTTGATGGCCTCCGTGAAAGCGTCGAAAAAGCTCTTGACTGCGCCCTCCACGTTGCCGTTGCGCAGCGCGTCGGACAGCTTGGCGGTGATGATTTCACCAATCTTGTACCAGTCTTTGCTCTCCAGCCACTCCTGCAACTCGTTATAGAAGCCAGAGAAGCCGCTGGTGAACGCCTGAAGCACAGCCGTCCAGTCCAGCTCTTTCAGGAAACCACCGGCCAAATCCAGCGCCACGGTAAACTTCTTCGCCAGCAGCCGCCCGAAGATGTCCCAGTCAACCTCATTGATGATACTGTTGACCGCCTCGGCCAAATGCTTGCCGATATTCACCCAGTCCACCGTGTCCACGGTGTAGTACAGCGTCTGGATGGCTGCATTCATGCCCTTGCCGATTTTTGTTCCCCAGCCGGACCAATCAATGCTGTCCACCAGCTCATTGATTTTGTTGCCCAGCAGTGTGCCCAGCTCTTTCCATTCAGCTTCCTCAAATGCCTTTTTCAGCTTGTCCGCAAAGTCCAGCACGGCGCTGTCAATGGGGACCTGCTCAAACATCTTGGAGGGGTCAACGGAACCATCGTCTTTCGTGTTGTCCGTGTCCTTATCGTCCAGAATGTTCAGTTCATCGAAGCTGGCCAGAGCCGCCTTTGCCTTTTTTGCAGACTGCGACGTTTTGTCGAGGCTCTTGGCGTAGTCCTCCTGAATGGTCGTTGCCTTAGTGTAGGTTTTCGAGCCAGTCAGGGCCGCCGTCAACATCCCGATGCGGGAAACCGCCTCGGAGATAAGGTTGATAAGCGATACCAGCGCCGGGGCTGCTGCCCGCAGGATGGGGTCAAATGCGCTTGCAAAGCTGTTCTTCAGCCTATCCAGCGCAGACATCAGGGACGAGATTGCGGCGTTTGTCCGGCTGGAATACCGGGCAAGATTTTTGTAGCCGTCCACCAACGCGCTGCGCAGCTTGCTCATGAGGGTAAACAGGGAGCGCACGCCCAAACCATAACGCAGCAGCGTTCCGATGCCGCTGTTGAAGCTGGAGTGTGTTTTCTTTGCCCGCAGAGAAAGGCGCAGCATAGCCGCCGCACCCTTGCCCAGCATGGATACCATGCCTTTCAGCCCGCCGACAACGCCGCCTTTTACGGTCTTTCCAAACCTCGAAAGCGCGGACGTGCTGCGATCCACTTTCTGCGTCATGCTGTCGAGCTGCTCTTTCACGGCATCGAGGGCCGCACTCAGCTGGTCATACTCCGCAGAATCAGTGCCAGACGTGTGAGAGGTTCCATCCTCTTCCATCTGCGCTGCATCCGCTCTATACTCTTCCAGCTTCTTTTTGGTCTGTTCGATGCTGTACTGCAAATTCTTCCACTTCTGCGAGGATTTGTTGACGTCCATATCCTCGTACATGGCCTCTTTGTTGAGCAGTTTGTCCAGCTCTTTCTCAGCCTTTGCAATCTCCGTCTGGAGCCACGAATAGTCCTCGGTCGGAATGCGAATCTTGCCCAGCTGGGCCATCTTATCTTCCAGAGCGGAAATCGTTTCACGCAGTGGGCCAGCCTTGGCGTCAAAGGATTCTAAGGCGCTGGCGCTGCCGCGCATTGCTTTTTTCATGGTCGGCGCGAGGCCATCAACCTTGGATTGCAGGGAACGGACTGCTCGCTGCATATCTTTACTCCCTTTGTCAAACCCTTCGGTCTGAAGCTCAGTGTCAACGACAATAGAGCCGTCTGCCTGTGCCATATCAGTGCCACCTCCTTATTCCAGTAATTTGTTGAGCCGGTCGATCTCCGCCTGTTCTTCTGCGCTCCGCTTCACTTTCAGAACGCACAGGTCTTTGTTCGCGGCCCAAAATTCGCGCTCCCACTTTTCCAGCTTTTTGCCTTTGGCTTTCTTGCTGCGCAGGGCCATGACCTGAGCAAACGTGCCGTCATGGATTTCCATGAAATATCCCATGAACGTCCACCAGTGCAGGTGCGGAATGCTGCGCACCTCACAGCCTGCCACCCGGTTGATGGCCGGGAACAGAATCGGTGCATCCTGCTCCCAGTCCATTGTCCGGGGTGTCGGTCGTCCCTTGTCTGCGCCAGAATGGAGGCCGCAGTCTATGAACTCCGCAGCCGCCTTGTATGCGGCCTCGTAGTCAGATTGCGGCATCTCGTCGAAGTCCCGGTAGAGAATGACAAGGCAGATATAGACCTTTTCCTCATCTTTCAGCTCCGGGTCTCCAAACGCTTGCAGGATTTTCAGCACGTCTTTCATGTCCGTGCGGATGGCGTAGCTTTTGCCGTTGACATCCAGCCGGGCGGGAAGCTCGCCGATCACTGCTGCGGTCCTCTGCCGCGCCGTTTGCCGCCGTTCCGGTGCTTGCCGGTGCGGTAGCCGTGGGTGTACTTATCCACACGGTTCTGCGCGAGGTTCATCTCTCTGTCAAAGCGCTTCTGGATATATGCGCCGACGGCCTCAATGGCGATTTCGCAGTAGAAACGGCCACCGACGATGGAGAAAGGATTCATCTTGCCGAAGAACGCCTCAGCGAAGTTGCCATCAAACAGGGTGTTCAGCGCGTCGGACAGACGCTTTTCAGCTTCGCGCAGCGCGTTGATGGTACGGTCGTCGCCATCCTTTGCGGAGCCGTCGCTGTTGAGGTTGACCTGCTGCACCGGCTCCAGAACACCGTTGAACTTCTTCACGAAGTCGTTATACCGATGTACGATGCCGATATCGGTCGGGCGCACATAGAACACGCCGACGCGCTGGCCGCGCAAGTTCGTGATGGGCACTTCCTCGGTGCCATCGTCGATGACGATGCCGACATTCTTCTCAGGTTCCGGGAAATTCAGGGTCTTTTCGTTTTCCATTTTGTCCTCCTAAAGATAAAGGGCGGCCAACCCTCGCTGACCGCCCTGTGCTCTGCCTGTTGTTTTATACCTGCTCTCCGGAGCTGGGCAGCTCGGTGAATGCCTTGGTCGTGGTGTCCCAGTTGCCCTTGACGCGCTCGCCTGCGTTGTAAATGGTGAACGGAATCTGCACACCGCTGGTGTCGCCGCCCACGGAGGTAGGCACGACCATAACCTTCTCGCGGTATGCCCATACCACCTTGCCCTTGTTGTCAACCAGCACATCCACAGTGGTGGTCAGGCAGTCGTTGCCGGTCAGGCGACCATTTGCGATAGCTTCCAGCTTCTCATACAGCGGGTCGCCCTCCACTGCATAGTAGGGGTCCACCTCGCTCTGCGGCTCGTAGCCGTTGTGCTTGATGGTGCTTTCACCCCAAATGTTTTTCGACACCTCAACGTCCGGGTTCAGTTCGAGGTTGTACTCCTCGAGGTCCTTACCCAGACGGACATACTTCGGGGTGTTCCCGGTGGTGTCAAAGCTGGCATCGATATAGTGAGCCAGCAGCTTACGTTCGATTTTCTCTGCCATGTTGTTCTCTCCTTATCTGCAAAAATTGTTTTCGTATCTCAGGCTGCCGGAGAACAGCCAGTCCTCAACGCCGTTCTGGTACACAGCATTCAGGTGCGAGGGGCTTGTGCGGGAAATGGCCCTGATTTTGCGGTTTCCCTCCGTCAGAGCCGGGTATGCGTCCATAGTGTGCATCTCACCGTTCACCGTGACCGGCTGGCGTTCCAGCCACCGCCCGATAGCGTCCAGCAGCTCTTTGCTCCGCATCCTTGCAGCTTCCGTCTTGGGAGCGCAGCGCAGCACGATGTCAAACGGATAAGCGCAGACCTGATTGACGTGCCCGGTGATGCTTTCTTTCTCGGACGTGATAGCCGCACCCACAGAAGGGAAGAATGCAAGGCCGTCGTCCTCGCCCAGCGTGGAGAATGCGATTCTCCTGCCGCACAGTGCTGGGCAGGTGTTGAGCAGCTCCATCAGCACCTTGCTCATGATTTCAGAACCGTCAACATCAAACTTGACGGCGGTATTTGCTTTAGGCATCTTCGCCTCTACCTCCTATGCGTTTTACTCCGTTCAGCCAGCGTTCTTCGTTCGCCGCCTTCGCGGCATCGAACCAGTGGTCGGTAGCCTGTGGGTTCGCAGTCGTCGAATAGGTCAGCGGTCTACTGGTCGGAACGAGCGTCGCGCCCTTGCGGAACCGGAGTAGATAGCCGCCGGAGCCGTCCGGTATCTTCGCAGGGCCTTTGCCGGTCTCGGAATCAACCATGACCTTGCCCTCGTACAGATACCGTGCATAGGGGCCGGGGAATACGACCCGCTTGCCGCCCTCGTCCACATACGAGCGCTGAATCTGACTTCCGGTCTCCATCGGCATGAACGGTTTGCAGTCTGCAAGCACCTGTTCTGCCAGCCACTCCTGAGCGGCTGCAAACTGCTGCGAAAAGCGGTCGAAATGGATCTCGGCATAAAAATTGCCATGAACACAGGTGAAGCTCTGGAAATGTTCTGTATCGCTCATTCAGCGTCCCTCCACTTCAAAGTGCGGAATGAGGCCGTAGAACGATGCGGAAGTAATCATGTAGACTTCATCCTGTTCATGGTTCATTTCGTGGTATAAGCCGTTGTCGTAGTCATCCTCAGAAACAGGCTGCTCCAGAGGGCAGCTACCGACAACGACGAAATCATGTTCCGGCCAGAATGTGAAGTGCTCGCCGGGGGCGTCCCGCGCTGCATAGGCTTTCGGGCCGATGTACTGCCGGGAGGCTGCCGTTTTGTCCGCTGCCGCCGGTATGATGATGCTCACCGAATCGCCGCCGTTGTTGCCGTGCGTCGTCGCGCTGCTCGCACTGGCCGCAGCAAGCTGCACACCCTCAAACACAGTCGTATACCAGAGGCCAGACGGTTCATGGTAGTTGTACAGCGTTATGGTCTGGTCGTGCATCATCTCACCCCCGCATACAGCAGGTTCACGCCATCCGGGCCGGGAACGTTGGCGAGATAGCGTTCTGCTTCGGATTGCAGCAGGACGTTCAGCGCCGCGCTGTCGGATGCAGCTTTTGCGTACACGGACGCCTCCGCAGACTGCACATAGGACACAGATTCCTTGCCAGAGGCCATAGAGGCGACGGCGGGCCGGAGATTGCCCTGTGCATCTTTGCTGGCCGCCGTTACTGTGCGCTGCTGCTCAACGCGGAAGAGGATGTCTGCCAGAGCGCACACGGCTTTCTTCACCCGGACAACATGAGCGTCATCTTCGGGCATACCCTGCGCCAGCCGGTAGAAGGTGATGGTATCAACAGCGTCGCTCGCACGTTCCAGCCATTTCGGCGCGGTCGCCTCGGTCAGCTCGTCGCCAAAATACCGGGTGGAGTAGAACTCATAATCCGCATACGCCATGGTTTACACCTCCGCTCAGGCGTCCTCTTCGGCTGCCGCTGCGGCCTTTGCCTTGCCGGACTTCTTGGTGGGCGCTGCGGCCTCAACGGCGGGCGCGTCCATAGCTTCATAGCGGTCGCTGTTCTCCATCAGTTTGATGGTCAGCGGGTTGTCAGTCTCCAGCACATTGCCGGTGACGATGTTCTTAAACTTTGCCATTATGATAGCTCCTTTCTCTTACTCTGCGCCCTTCTTCTTGAAAATCAGGTCAGGGGTGACGACCTTGGTGCCGAAGTGATAGAACAGGCTGACAGCGGTGGCCTCAGACAGAGGGATCTTCTCGGCCGTGTAGGTGCTTGCCATGACAGGCTGCGCCACAGCGCCGTCAACCATCAGCAGGTAATCGCAGCCAGCGGGCAGATGGGTGCAGGACTTGACCTCAACGCCATGCCATGCGTAGAACTCCTCCGCAGCGGTGTCCACGTTTGCGCGGGACATCTTGTCGAGGTTATTGCGAATCTTGCCATAGTAGGCAGTGGAAGTGACCAGGCGCATCATGGAGCGAGGCACACCGTCCACGAAGTCGTTTGCAGTGTTCTCCGCCTCCTGAATGACGGTCTCCAGCTCATCCTCCACAGTTGCGCCGGTGGCAACAGTAACCTTGACAGCTTCGGCATCTGCTGCCTTGAAGAACTCTTTGTCCAGCTCTGCGGCCATGCGCAAAACGTGGTTCGCAGCACGGCGGTCAAGAACGCCGTCAACGCCATACAGCTTGACGTCCTTCTCTTCCATCTCTTCGACGATTTCCTTGTCGTTGTCGATGGCAACGGTCACGGCCTTGGCCTTGATCTGGCTGCCTTTGCCAGCCTTGCGGGCAGTGCCATAGTTTGCGGAGGTGGCGTTTGCGAAGCGCTTTGCCTCCACAGTGCCAGCGGTCGGGTCGCCGGACAGGTCGGTGTTCTTCATGTCGGCAGAAACCAGCGCTTTCTGCACGTTCTCAATGACCTTGCCATACAGCTCGGCCAGATACTCCTTGCCAGTGTCGGTGGTCAGGATGCTAAGAGATTCGATTCTTGCCATAGTGGTTTACCTTCCTTTCGGTTTAGAAAATTTTGGGCGGGGTGTACTTGGTTTCCGTCGGGGTGGTGTTGCCGGCGGGGCCGACGATTTTCGGAGCCTTCTTTTCGAGCTGCGCCTGCTTCTCAGCTTCCGCCTTTTCCTCGGCGGTCTGATACAGGCCGGAATCCTTTTCCTTTGCGCTCTTCATGAAGTCGTCGAAGCCCTGAAATGCGCCATCCTTCCACTTCAGACCGTCCTTTTCGTCCATCACGTCAGCGGCGAGCTGGCGGCGGGCGTAGGGAGAGGAAACGCCGTACTTGTCCAGCTGGCCGTTGACCCAATCGCGCTGGTCACGCTGGGTCATCTGGAGCTGGAAGTTCTTACCGGCATCTTCGGCCTGCTTCTTGTACTGGGCGATTTCCGCCTTGACTTCATCGGCAGACTTGCCATCGAAGCCTTTCAGGGTGTCCTCTGCGGTTGCCAAGCGGGTTTTCAGGTCGTCACGTTCCGCCGTCAGCGTGGCGATGGGGGCCTTGGCGTTTTCCACGTCGAGGCCGTTGAGCTTAAAGACCGCGTCGATCTGCTCCTGATTCAGTCCAAGGTCTTTCAGTTCACTGGTTTTCATGGGATACCTCCGGTTCAGCAGCTAAGCGTTTTAAGTCGTCGCTCTGACTTGCTGCCCCTGCCTTTTAAGTCCGCAGGTAGACTGATATTGCGCCCTCTTTGGCCTCATGCGGCCGCAGCGGGCATAAAAATAGCACGGTGCAAGTGCATCGTGCTAAAAACTCAGGGGTTTATCTAAAGAGCAGGAGCGTCCATTTCATCCATTCGGGAATATCGGATGCGAACAAGCCGCTGTAAAGAAAAATCGAAATCGCAACAGAGCCAAAAGCAGTGACCACAACGAGAACAGATGCCACAGCTCCAAGGATTTCGGTTCGTCTGCGGCTCCGCCTCATTCGTTTATCGAAGTCATTCATCATCGTCCACATCCTCTTCATCATCGGCTTCCCACGCCTCCTGAATGCGGCGGCCATTGGCACAGACTGCATCCAGCGTGGCATCTGCCTGAATGTTCGTTGCGACCACAGCCTTGTCCATCATGTCCATGTGGTAGTAACCGGTGAACACTTCGCCGCCGGGGAGCGGGGCTGCAACGCAAATGCGGTCAATTTTGTTTTCCTCCAGCATCGCCAGAACGTCAGAGAGCCACGGCGCATAGGGCGCGTCAGACATTAAGCAGCTCGCCATAGCTCGATACCTCCATGATGGTAATGCCATATTCGGCAGCACACTGATGCTCAATGCGGCAGCCGCGGGCATCCTGCCAGCCGGGTGCGAACACGGCCACATCAGCCTTTGCCAGAAACTCGATGCTGCGGGCCAGATAATCCAGCGGTTTTGCGGCGGGGCCGAAGTCGTCAAAGAATGTTTCCAGCGGCTCCGCATCCTCGCCGATTTTCTTCTTTGCCCAGTGAATCAGACACGCACGGTCTTTCAAAACCTGTTCGTCCGTCCTGCCGTTCATAGGCTGGCTGATAAAGATTTTCTTGCTCATTGTGCTTCCCTTTCTGTTTTTGGGCATGAAAAAACCACGGTGCGGTTTGCATCGTGGTCAACGGTTATTGGTTTTGGGCCAGAGCTTTGAGATATTCACCATACAAGCGCTTCTGCTCTGCGCGTTCTGCATCAATCTCCGGCGTGGAAATCGTGGCGCGGCTTGGAACAGAGTGTGTCCTTTTGTACTCAGCAACAAGAGCCCTTTCGCGGCGAACGCTTTCTTTGGTCAACTCGTTTATCTGCTCAACTGTATAACTCATTTTCTGGCCTCCCTGCGGTAGCACTTCACGCCCAGCCTGCGGCACGTTTCGTCAATTATGACGTGCTGGATATTTTCTTCGTAGCTGCCGAAGTCATATCCTCTGGCCGTCATAATAGAGTTTCGTTCTTCCTGCACTGCTTCGCATACAGCTTCCCATTGTTCAAGCGTAATGCCGCTCGGCACAACAAATTGGTATCGGTATTTGTAATCTACCGCCTCCATGATAGCCGTGCCGTCGGAAAACGCTGCTGGAATGTCTGCATCCGTGCTGAAAGAATACTGCGTCGTATCAGGCGGATGGGTGTGGATGTTGTAGCTCCCTTTCAGTTTATCACCCAGATAGGAACAGTCAACCCCTCGCGGGTTATTGTCGGTCATAAAATGAACTTCGCCATCTTTGGTTATGACCATCATGTTCTCCACGGTGGAAGATGCGTACTGTTCGCAGAATGTGTTCTTCAGGGCTTCGACCTGTTCCGTTTCGGCGGGGTCAACCTTGCCAAGATACCGGTGAACGCTCTCTCCCTGCTGCCCTGCATCACCGCCGCTGCCGCGCATAGAGCCGAACACAGCCTGCGGGGTGGTCGCGCTCTGACGTGCCGCCTTTGGCGCGGCAGCCTGTGAGCGTTTGGCAACATACAGCCGGTCGTTCAGCGGTTTCAGGTCGTTTTCCCGGCAGAACTGGTTATACTCCGTCGTGTGTTTTTGCAGTCTTGCCGCGGCTCTGGCTGCTTTGTCCTCCAGAGCCGCCCGCAGAGCGTCGTCTGTGGCGTTTTCGGCTGCTGCCTGATAACCTGCCATCTCGACTTTATCGCGCCGGATTCGGGCTTCTTTCGCCCGCTGCTTTTGCGTGAGGTCATAGACCCTGCGGTTTTCTTCCTCGTCGAAGTTCTGGAAAGGGTTGTGTTTTGGATCGCCGGGACCGAAGCTGTGACGGCAGTTGTAGCCGCCCAGCCCCTCGCCGGTGCCGTAGCCGGTCGCCTCGACAAAGAGCGGGAGGCCCGGCGTTCGCCCGGTGCGGCTGTACAGCTTGCCCTGCCACCAGAAGTGGTTGCCGGGGTTTTGCCCTCCGTCGCCGTACCGTGCGCCCCGATGGGCAGATGCGCGGATGATGTCCCAGTCGTGGTCTATCATGCCCTGCATGGTCATGTTACCAGTGGCCTGACTGATACCGGTGCGGACTGCCCGCAGCACGGCGGTCTCGATGGTGTCCCGGTGGCCGGTGGGGTATACAACGTGCGTCTGATGCCGCACAAGCTCGTCCACGGCTTCCTGCACTGCTGCGGTGTAGGATTGAGCGCCGGTGACGACCTTGAAGTGGGTCTCGTCCAGCACCTTGAAAAGCCGCTTCTGGCTCGCGCTGGCCGTTGTGCGGGTGAAGTTGTGTGCCTCGCCCTGTGTGCGGGTGTAGGCATCTTGCAAGATGCGCACCATGCGGCTGGACAGAGCCAAAGGCTGCACATCATGACCGGCTGCTGCATAAACAGCGCAATCCGCAGCCCACGCCTTGACCGCTGCATCTTCAAAGATGGCCGCGATTTCGGCGTCAGACTGCTTCGTGAACAGCTTCAACTTCTTTTGCAGCTCCTCCAGATGGCCGCCCGCCGCTTGGTATACCTCAACTTGCCACCGGTCTGTCCCAGACAGTACAGCGTCCTCTCCACGGCCCAGACGTGCCATGAAGCGCTGTATCATGTCCAGCGTTATCCACCGGTTGAGGTCGTCCAGCGCCGGATACAGCGTTTCGGCCAGTTCGGTGATCTGCTGCGGTGTCAGCATGGAGCAGCCCCCTTCCGGTTATTCCTCGTCGAACAGGCCCTTTTCCTTTTCGGCTGCTTTGGCCTCTGCGACCATCTTCTTGGCCTCTTCTTCGCTCATGCCCTCGAACTTCGTGAAGTACAGCCAGAGCGGAATCCAGCCCTGCGAGGCGTAGTTCTTCCAGCTGGCCTTGTCCTCTTCGTAGTTATAGGTGATGTCGCCGAAGTTGTAGGTGGTTTCGTACTCGCCAATCGGTGCAGCGCCCAGCAGGGTTGTGAGAGCGTCTGCGCCTTTTATGGCCTGTTCGATGGCGCTGCGCAGAGCGTCGCGGTCTGCCTTGATGGTCTGGATGGTATCGCGGTCGTCGCTTTCCACCTGCGTGGCCGTAATCATGCCGGTCTGGCCGTCCATGACAAAGACGCCCTCGCTGAAGCCGCATTTGACGCCCGCCATGGACAGGTCGAAGTTGATGTCCTTGATGCGGGCATCGGTCAGCATGGTGGGGACGTGTTCGGTGATGGCCTTTCCGTCGTCGTTCACGCCAGCGCCCAGCGCCTTGATAAAGCGCGGCAGCTGCACGTTCCGGTTCTTGGCATACTGGACAGCTGCCTGACCAACAAACGTGATGTGCTTGCTGTCTGCGACCTCTCCGTTCTTTCTGCTGAGGGCCACGTCCAGCGCCTCCAGCTCCGGCAGCGCATTCGCAAAGGCAGACACGCCCAGCGGGGACGCCGGGTCGATGGTGTTTGCACCGGGCAGCCGGAAGAATGCAAACAGCGGAGCCTCCAGCTTGTCAATCTGGGTTTCCGGCTGCATCTCTGCCCACTCTTCAACCTCCGTCATCGGGATTTCAGCGCCAAGGGTATACTGGCCGTTGCTCATGGAACGGTTGAGAAACGCCTTGTTCGTAATCAGGTACAGGCCGTCTTTGAACCGGTGGTACTCCAGCCGGGTGTAATGGTCGAAGCCGTGCGTGATGTACTCAGCGAAGATTGCGCCCACGATGTTGCCGTTGCCGTCCTGTTTGGTAATACCAAACTCTCCCGGCAGGGCAAAATCCCAGCTGGAGCCGTTCCACTTGATGGCGATGCCGCCCATGCGCTCCGCGTCAGCTACCTTATCGGGTAGGCGCTTGATAAGGTCGTTGCAAATGGTCTGCAAGTAGTCCGCGCGAGGGGAGCCAGACAGTGCAACGTCGATATCCAGACACACCAGCCGGGCACGGTAGTCGCTGATATGCTTGCCCATGTTGTAGGGCTTGATATCGTCCTCCGCATTTCGCCACGGCGGGCGCTCAGAGGAAATATTATCCCACAGCTCCAGCGCTGCGTTCATCTCGGAGGACTGAATCAGCTCCACGCCGAAGGTCTTTCCGATGTCGGTACGAATAAACATAGATTTTATCCTCCCCCATAATTGGGAAATGAAACTCACAGCAGTTCACCCCCTTTCCTGTCATGCGACCCACTTCAGTTCTGCCCGCAGCGCCGTACGGCAGAAGTACCGGACTTGGTCCATAGAATGGTCAAACTCCTTGATGACGGCATCCTCGTCGGAATCCTCGTCCCACGAATACTGCTCGAACTCTCGGAAGGTTGCCTTGCAGCTTTCGTGGAACAGCAGGAGACCCATGTTTATGTACTTGGTCACATCCTGTATTCCGTTCAGCACGTCGTTGTCAGCCTTGACCACCAGCCACTCGGCATACTTCTGGATCGTTTCCACCATGGAAGATGCCGACGGGTCGATGATGATGTATTCGATTTTGAAACCTCTCGCCAGCTCTCGAAGCATCTTGTAGTAGGCTTCGTTGTCCACACGGTTGGCGCTGCCGCCTTTGTAGTACAGTTCCCGCACCATGATGGCGCGGTGGCTCACCGGGTCATAGTCCCACAGCCCAGCAGCAAAGGGATTGTGGGTGCCGTAGTCGATGGACACATAATAGCGGTGCCGAGGATTGTAGGGTATTTCCTCGTGGACAATGTGCTTGTCCCGCGAGAACATGGGATAGACCAGCCCCTCAGCCTTGACCCACAGCCCCAGAATGTAGCGGTTGTAAAACACGCCGGTGTACTGGTTCCTGTATCGCTCTTTGATGTGTTCATCCAGCGTCAGGTTGTCCTCCATCGTGAAGTGGAGGTACACCAGCCGCCGCTTTTTGCACCGCAGAATCCACTTCTGGTAGAACCAGTGCTGTGGACCCGCCGGGTTACAGTTGAACCAGTATTTTGACCCCGTGATGGAACAGCGGGCGGTCGCCTGATTGACAAAGCTCTCCGGCATCAGTGCCACTTCGTCGAAGAACGCACCGGCCAGCGTGATGCCCTGTATCAGATCCTGCGAACTTTCGTCCTTGCCGCCGAAGAAATAGAACTCATTGCTCTTGTCGCCTTTGGACACCTCCCAGAAGTTGTCTGCTCGGTGCTCGATGACCTCATATCCCCTGCCCAACAGCTGCTGTTTGAGTACGCCCAGCACGTTGCGGCGCAGGCTGGCGATGGTCTTGCCGCAGAGGGCGAAGCTCTCACCGTCAAAACAGGTCATTGCCCAAGAAACAAAGGAAAAGCCCATGGTGACGGTCTTTCCGCTTCGGATAGCCCCATCATCAATGATGCCGTCGTAGTCATAGAACGCGCTCTGCGGCGACCACCAGACCAGCGTTTGCATCTGCTTCTGACTGAGTGCTTTCCATTGGAACGGCTTTGCTCTACGAAGTCGGCGCATCCTCGTCCTCCTCCGTTTCATCATCCGGTTCCGGCAGCATAGAGGAATCATCACCAGCAGGGAACGCATTCGCGGCCGCTGCGGCGATAGCTTCTAAGAAACCATCGCTTGCGGCTTCTTGCTGCTCCTGCTTTGCCCGGCGCTTGGCGGCACGTTTTTCCTTTTCTGCGGCCTCAGCGGCTTCTGCCTGCTCTGCAATTTTGTACACCAGAGAAGCAGCCTTGACGTTGCCCTTCAAGCCCTGCATGAGCATCTTCCAAGCAAGTGCCGCGGCGTAAGTGCAGTCCTCTTCATCGAAGCCCTGCTCCTGCAACTTCTGGGCAAGCTCTTCCGTTGCAGCGGTTTCCATGAGGATCCGCATATATTGGGCGGCCTGCTTTTTTCGCCTACGGGCTGCACCAGATGCTTTCCCGGCTTTTCGGGCGTTTTCTCGGCGTTCATTCGGCGTTCGCTGCTCATTTGACACCAGATTTTTCTCATTTGGCACATCACCACCTTCTTCACCATCTGTGAGGGGTTCCACGCTTAGCCCTCGTCCTCGATGCACACGTTCTGGACCTTCTTATAGGCATCCAGATACAGCTCCTTCTTGTCGCCGTTGTAGGTTGCCTCATAGTACATACCGTCCGGAACGGTGGTAGACAGCAGCGCCTTGTTGTTCTGGAGGGTCTTGCAGTTCCAGACAACGTACACATCCGTCACCCCGATTTTCGGAGTGCCCTTCAGCTCGGCGTTTGCATTGTGGAGGCACACGACCGCGGCGATCGCGGACGCGGTAAAGTTGTTAGAATCCATCTTGATGTTTCCTTTCTTTATTCCAGACAGTAAAAAGCCCTCACCAGCAGGGATGCTGGCAAGGGACAGACTTATATGCTCCTGATTACTTTGGCCTTGGAGAACGTCGGATGGTCCTGCGTCATCATGTCCAAGAACTCGTCGCGGGTAAAACCGGACAGGCGGAAGACTTCCTCCGGCTTCATGCCCAGCTGCTTGCCGATCTCGTCCACATCCTTGCCCTCATCGAGCAGCTTTTTGACGATGGCCTTCATCGGCTCCAGCAGGTGGGTGCCACGGGCGCGGTTATGGGTGATGGTGCCGTACACATCGGCATCCTCATTCCCGTGATGGTCAACGACCACGACCGGCACCTTCCCGCCTAACATAGAGAGCAGCGGTTCTCTGCCTGATACGGTCCAGCGGTGGAAGCCATCAATGATCGTTCCGTCTGGCCGCACTACGATGGGCAGCGTCCACCCGTTTGTCAGGATGGACTGCACCAGCAGCTTCAGGTTGTCCTCCGACACCTTGTTGGGGTTGTAATCATTCGCGTGGATTTTCTCGCGTTCTACCCACTGAAGGGAATTCAGCGGGGCAAACAAGTCAATGCTTTCCATTCTGGGCCTCCTTGATGGCTGCATTGTGGTCGTTGTAGATGGTGGTCCACAGGATACGCAGGATGCGCAGCTTGGGATCTCCGTACAGCAGCCCCTCGTACATGGTCTTGTAGTGCTTCTGCTCTGCAATTCCGTAGGTCTTGATGAACAAGCCCTGCCAGTTTCGCAGGTGGGACAGCGTGTCCTTGGCGATGGTGTACCGTTCTGGGTGGAGGAACAGGATATCTTTACAGAGAGCTTTGTAGTCCTTCTGCTCAGTTTCCTCTTCCAGCTCACGCCGCTTGCGGGTACTGCGCCGGAACATTTCGCTGTCCCAGTAGAGCAAGACCAGATAGGCGTTTGGCTCTCGCCTCTGTATCCGTTCCCACAGGTCGGGGTCTGTTTCGGCAATCCACCGAAGTCCCTGCGTACCGCAGTCACCAAAGAATGCACACAGGCGGAGGGCGTTCTTTCGGACCCCCGCCTCGTACAGCCGCATATAGATTTCCGGGAACTGGAGCTTGCGCAGCTTGATGTACAGCCACACATCGCTGTCCATCCAATCATAGATGGGATAGAACTTCCCGCCTTTCCCGATGCGGTCCATCTTCGTGTTGGCGATGCACTTATACCGGGTCAGGCTTTCTGCGGTGCGCAGACCAACCAACTGGATGCCGTCACGGAATGCTTTCTCGCAGAACGTCTGATAGTTCATCTCGCCGGGATAGCTCAGGTACGGGCTGTACATGATGGCGAAATCAGGCGGCTGGCGCATCCAGACATTTTCCTTACCCGGCTCCCACGTTATCCACGATTCGGAGCTGGACAGATGGTCGATGACGGAAACCTGCTTGAACGGCAGGCAGAACCAGAGGAACTTTGCGCCGACAGACAGGAAGTTGCGCCGCCAGCGGTATGCGGCATCCACCATGGAGGGATAAAGCCCTTCCTCGTCGATGAACGTCACCGTCAGTTGGCTGGCGCCGATTTCGCCGGCGCGTATCATGTCGTACACCAGACTGGCCATGCACAGGCTGTCCTTGCCCGATGAAAACGACAGATAGATTTTGCAGCCGTTGGCGAACACATTGCGGATGCGGATCTTCGCAGCCTGCAAAACATTCAGGCTGCTTTCTGCTACTTTCACCGGCATATCAGCTCACCTCTATCATCTCGCCGCATTTCGGGCACCGGATGTATCGGTGCTGAGACTGGCTCTCGTATACCGGAGCAGTGTTTTGCGGTTCGGAAGGTGTAGACAGCTCTTGTGCAACAGAAGCCCGCTGAGGGACCGCGGAGGTCGCAGGAGCGCTATACACAGGAGCGGCGGGCGAATAAGACGGTGTTTCCGCATAAGGAACGTGCTCTTCCACCTGATGGCGGTTCATGGCCGAAACCTCTTCCTGCGGGAATGTGCCGTAGGAGTCCACGATTTCGTCCACCTCGGCTTCGGTGCTGTTGAGCATTTCCAAGAGGTCAGCATCCCAGCCGGGGACATCTACATCCCCGTCCAGTTCCTTGACCAGTTCTTCGATGACATCAACATCCGTAAAACCCAGCTCATAAACCTTGTTGTCAGCCATCATGAGCTTTTTCTTCTGCACATCGGTCAGTCCAGCCATGACATAGCAGTCACAGGTTTCCCAGCCCATGCGGAGCAGCGCTTCGTACAGTCCGTTGCCCGCGATAATCTCACCATCTTCGGCCACGACCAGCGGTTTGACCTGTCCGAACATTTCAATGCTGCGGACGTATTCGGCCAGCTGCTTTTCGGAATGCCGACGGATGTTGCGGGTGGGCTTATGCAGCTCGGAGAGTTTCTTCTGCGTGATAATCATTTGCCCGCCCTCCCTTCCAGAAAGGTGCGGGCGGCAGGAATGACTTCTGCGGCAGCACGGACAACTTCCGGCGACAGGCTGAAAATCAGCTTGAAGCCATCCTCGACCGTTGCTGGTTCTCCCCAGATGGGCCACGGTGTAGGTCCATAGACCCATCCGTTTTCCCACTGGTACGTCGGCGGCAGCGCCAGACCGTGATAGTGGATGTAACCAAGGACAGCCTCATGCGGCCAGTCTGCAATGGCAGCATACCGAGTTTCGCCGGACTTTTTGCGGATGGTGTAGTCCTTTCCGCAGGTGTTCCCGTCTATGACGCGGTGCCCTACCAGCAGCAGTTCCGTTCCATGCTCCTCAAAGTAAGTGGTAAACGTGCGGCGCTGGAGCAGCCCATACCAGATGTTCAGGCGCTTTGCGTCGTTCACGAACAGCAGCTCCGGGTGCTTTTCCAGCCATTCAAGGTTCAGGCCAGTATTGATAACTTCGCAGCCAGCCGGGGCGTTTTCCAGAGCCCAGGAGAGGTACTCCGGGAATTCCAGCTCGCAATGACCAAAGAAACAGTCTTTCACGCCAGCCTTTTCACAGAGCTTGCCGAGGACAATGCTGTCCTTTCCGGCGCTCCACGCGTAGGCCGCGCTCTTTCCTGCCGTAGCTTTGATGATACGTTCGACCGCAGCATCTTCAAAGGCATCGACTTCATCCTGTGAAATCAATTCCTCGATGTGCTGCATCGCCGCCAGCCAGTCGGCATTCCGGCTGACCTGCTTTCTGCCCAAAACCTTTTTCATCGTGCGCCCTCCTTTTCATCCGAAACGAGGTGCAGAACGACGGATGCCATGAGAACAGCAACGATGATGTATACGCGGATCTCGCTCATCAGCGTCCAGATACCCATAACACCCAGCGGAATCAGAATTTGCCACGAGGCCACCGTGAACACATCCAGCGCAAAACCGACCTTTTTGCCAAACACCAAATACTCCGAATAGAGATAAGTGGACAGCGAGGACAGTGCAATGATGGTGATCAGGATAGCTTTCAGCGTATTCAGCAGCGGGCTGAAATTCACCCATGTGAGCAATGCAGCCAGCACCATGTACACGCCGAACATCACGCCTGCCAGCACAAAGGACATTTTCATGTTGCCGTGCCGGGTGCCATCATCGTTCTTGTCGTTGTAGGAAAACAGCGAGTAGTAGTACGGATAAGTGAACGGGCCGGGCAGCAGCAGAAAGCCTTTGTAGAGGCCAGTCTGGATGCCAGCAGCGTTCAGGCCGGGGTCGATGTTGACGAAGTTGCCATGAGTGTGAACCAGAGCTGCAACGACAACAACGGCCAGCAGACCATAGACCACCACCCATGAGAAGCCATCGGATAGAACGTTGCGAATCATGCCGTCTTTCAGCAGCATAAGCAGGAAGATGGCGCAGGTGGCATAGACGATAACCATGCCGCCCTGCGTACCAATCGGGGTGTCGCCGAAGATTTCATAGATGCCACTCATCTGCGTCCACGTTTGGAACATGGTCAAAAAGCCGATGAAGTAGAACATCACTTTGCTCTGCATGATACGCCGGACGGTCGGGATGTACTCCGCAAACAGACCGAAGAGAATGCAGGAAAGCGAGTTGAACACGGCCCAGATGATAGCTGCGGTTGCGCCGTTGCTGGTAGCCAGTGTGCGGAAATTCATGAGGCTGCCCACGCCTGCCCATGATGCAACAATGGAGCAGGCATAGAACAGAGTGGGGTTTGCTTTGAACTTGTTTTTGATTTTCTGATACATTCGGAAAACTCCTTCTTTGAACCGGGCCTGGCGAAGTGCCCAGCTTGCTGCACCCCGAACTTTCAAGGTGCAGCGGTGATGCCATGCGCAAAGGAGCAACGCACGGCACGGATATCCTCCTTTCGGTGCAATAAAATAGCGGCGCTCACCGGGAATAGTGAGTGCCGCTTGGCTTGATTGGGATTTTGCAGCCTAATAATATCACAGGTTCTATCCGTTGTCATCTACATTCATGTCAAAGCGTGTACCATCATCTCCCACGATGTCAAACAGTCTACCATCGTCCGCCGCCATCCGCCACTATGTCAAACCGTCCGCCATTATCCGCCGCCATCTCCCCTTACCTCCAGGCAAAAAAGAGGCCCTGCGCTTGGCAGAGCCTCTCAATCAATGTGTGGAAAGATAATTGTAGACCATCCGGGATACGCCATTTTCAGTGTAGCACTTTCCGAGTTTCCCGGCGATTTCCGCCCACGTCAGGCAGCGGACGAACCGCAGCCGGAAGATAAGGTATAGCCGGGCATCCATGATGCTGCGGCAGTACGCCTCTACTTTGAGCCGTTCCGTCTGGGCCTGCGCCTCTAAGTACTGAATGCGGTCTTCCATGTCCGCCAGTTCCACGGCCAGATCTCCGACCTTATCCCTGACACCGGAAACATGGGGCATTCCTGTCAGCTGCGGGGAGGCCGGACCTGCTTTCTGTCGCAGATTATCGTAAACCTCCCGATCCTTTTCGAGCGCCGTCTGAATGTCGTAATACTTGGACAATTCCTGAATGGTCACAACCTACCTCCGTATGCACTTCAGCTGCCGCCTTTCGGCGGTGCTTCTGCTATTTTATCACAACTCGCGGTAGGTTTGTAGACCGGAAGGCCACAAATTATGTGGTCTGCGCCAATTTTGCACAGGCCCGGCACTGTATATTCCTGACCATGGGAATCCGTGCGCCGGATAGGCGGGTCAAGCGGTATGTAGTGCACACAGGTCAGGCAGCTCATTCTTCCACCTTCTCGATTTTCGGGTACGGCTCCCTGCCCAGCGGAACCGGCCCATGGGAGCGGTAGGTGGTTCCGGGTGCCTCTTTCCTGTCTGCCGGGGCATCAAGCCACTGCTGATGCTCGATGGCATGGACAAGGTCAATGCACGTTCCCCATGATTCGTGCTGCCGCTCCCGGTTTCCGAACGGAGGAAATGCCATCTGGTAGCCCAGATTGAACATCTTCTCAACGCTCCGGCTGCGCTCATTGTACACGCCGAACTTGTACTGATCCTCATACAGCTTGCCGCGGTCTTTTCCCTCATAAACGAGGTCTTCGGAAAGGGCTTCAAACTGGCCCATGCGGATCCGCATATATTCCTCCACGGCCAGACTGATGATGCGGAGGGATTCCTCGGAAACCTCAATGCGATACTTCATCTTTTTTTCCTTTCGTTTGTTATTGCCCCATCGGCCGGTATCGATTCAGGCAGTTGACATTGAAGCAGAAACGTTCACTGCCAATGATGCGCAACTTCTTTCCGCAGTAGGGGCAGTAGGTGGGCAGCGGTTTCGGCTCGGCAGGCTCCATGTCAGCCTTTGACGCGCCGGTCTGCATCAGCTTAATCACACAATAAACCGAACCCGGCTGCGCTACTGCAAGGCAGCTCTGACGCGCCGGACATGTTGAACAATCGTACATTTTCAAGTCTCCTTAATTTGTCGGCGGCTCCAAAAGCGGTGCCCACAGTTTCACAGATCCGTAAACGCCTCCATCGGCCCGGCATCCATTTTCCAGATACCACACGCCGTTTTCGACCCAGCCCTTCATTGTGCAGTTGCCCTCACAGCAGACCCAGACGATATTGCTCATAAGGCTGCAATGTTTTTCCCCTGCGCTTTCCCAGCATTCTTCACGGACAGGCGGCGGGGTCTTTGCATCGCGCCACTGCATCCGGCGCACGAAGTCAACGACCATCTGGCTGGCCTCCCGGAGTGCAGCGGCCGCAGCGTCTTTGCCGTTGAAGCCGTGGTAATACTCGATTTTATCCAGCTCCGATGTGTCCGTTGCCGGGTCGATGAGTCGGCAGGCTTCCTCCAATGTCATTTCCTGCGCCCCCTTTCCAGACAGAACCACGGATAGCTGTCATAGCCGTGTGTGTATACCATCGTTGCCCGATCGCAATGGCCATACTCCGGGCAGCCAGAGCAGAATTCCTCGCGATTATTGAGCACCTTGCTGACCTCGCTCCACGGCGGTGCAGTCGATGTGCTGTTGAGTACCGCTGTATTCACGGAAAACAGGAAGTCAACCTCATCCGCTTCTTCCCACCGGCTGATTCTGCCGGACACCTCGATGGCTGAAAACATAACGGCTGCGAGGACGGCAAAAGCCACGCCCAGAGGAATTGCAATTGCCAAGCTCATTCTTCATACCTCCTAGCTTCCTTGTTCCAATGCAGCGTAATGGGGTTTCCGCACTTGCACGGCACTGTAAATTCCTGTTCCGCAATGTTGGTCTTGCCCTTGGCGTGGAACTCGCAACAGCTGCATTGGAACTCATACGGCGCAAGGCCACTCTCCAGCGAGATCGTAGCGCCGCAGCGACAGCCGAGGGACATCTGCGGAACGTGGAGGTATGTACCGAACTCCTTGCCGCAGCAGGGGCAGCACAGGCGCAGCAGCCCCCGTGCGCCGGGCTCCGGCGGGTGATTACTCTTTCTCATAGTTGGTTCCTTTCTCGGTCTGAAACCGAATCACTTCCCGGAAAAGCAGTTCATTCCGGTGTTCGGATTCGGTCATAAAGTTGATGTACTCCCGGAATAGCTGGCGGTCGTGCTGCTGGCGATTGGTTTCGCCCATCAGGGCTCCGATTGCCACGCCCACGGCCAGCAGCGCAATGTCAAGGAAAAGCTGGTCAGGCATCGTCATCACCCAGCACTTTCTCGATGAGGTCAAAGACACGCTCCCTGTCTTCCACCATCAGGAAGTCGGCGGCCAAAATCTCAAACTTGAGGCGGTCGGCATATTCTTTCAAATCAGGCATCAGTTCTCACCATCCTTTCCGCACGATTGGGCTGCATTGCAGTGGTCGCCACAAGTCTTGCAGCACTTATCGCATTCAGGATGGGCAGTCTTACACTGGTCGCAGGCAGTATTGATTCTGCTGCTAGGACCATACACCGCAAAAAGCTGGTGGGTGCCATCCTGCAGAGCCTTTTCGTCATCGGCCATTTCATAGCCGAGGGTGGTCAAAAGTTCATAAGTGCGGTCAAGATTTTCGTTATCGCCATGGATATAATCGTTTGTGCGTGTCTTATAATCCCACGAAGTTTCCCAATAGCCCTCTCGCTCATCGTCTACTGCATCAAAAGCCATTACCAGCAGAACTTTTTCCGGCTCGGTGCTGTATGCGTTGAACATCCTCAAGGCATCTTCCAGCTCAGTGCCCTCCTGCATTTGTTCATCAAAGCCGATGCCGAGCAAGGACAGCACGTTTTCATCATCGTCTGCGCACTTATATTCAGACAGGAGTGGCATAGCATAAACCAGAATTGCCGGAAGGTGTTTTTTGCACTCTGCCGGGGTCAATTCTTTCACGAAATCCCGGCGCAGCTCGTACATGAGTTTAGTCGTTTCGGTGAATTGCTCACAGGCCAGTCGGCTGGTAGCCCGTGCGGCTTCCAGCGCAGCGTCATCTTTATCTTCAGCAATCCTATCCCGCTTTTTGTACAGGCTGACATCACTGGAAGTAATCTTGAACACATATTCCACCTTATCCGCATCCTCCGGCACAGAAACGGTAGATTCCGAGCGCATATTCCAACTGGACCAGCAGGTTACATAAGAATACTCTTCGCTGCTGGTGTCGGTAACTTCAGTCGCAAAGGTCAACAGCTCCTTCACGCGGTCATCCCGGTAGTGGTTCCACTTCTGCTTGTTCAGGGCATCCTGCATAGCTCGATTGAAGTTCTGGGTGCCGATGGTTTCCAAAACCTCATTACGGACATCCAAATCTTCGATTTTGTCCAACTGAGCGAAATCGGACAGGGTGGCGCCGCGCTTTTCGGCTTTCTTGAAGCTGTCGTGGTTCAGCTCCAGCAGCTTGATGCGCCGCCGAACAGTGGACTGGGAGAACCCCGACTTGTCGGAGATCTGCTCCACAGTCTGTCCGAAGTCCATCATCATCTGGAAGCCCTGAGCCTGTTCGTAGACGGTGAGGTCTGACCGTTGCATATTCTCGATCATCATGGTCTGCATCTGCTCCCGCTCGTCCATCTCTACGATGGCGCAGGGCAACTCGTACAGCCCGGCCTGCTGCGCTGCTGCCGCCCGGCGGTGGCCGATGATAATGGTGTAGTCCTCGCTGGACCACACGGCCTTGGGTGTCCATGCGGCCGCTGCTGCCGAAGCGTCGCCACCCTCGTCAACGCACTTCTGGATGTACTCCCTGCTGCCAAGGTAGTGGCCGGGAATGACGGTCAGGTTCTGGTATACGCCGTTTTCCTTGATGCTGGCGGCAAGCTCGGACAGGTCGCCCAGCTCCTTGCGGGGATTGTCCGGGTGCGGATGCAACTGCCGGATAGGGATATAAGTGATATCTGCCATAGTGATTACTCCTTTCTCAATTCGAGTTAGAAAAATGTGAGTTGTCCGTTTCTGGTTTCCTTAAAGTCCTGTTTTTCAGGCTCTTTGGGTGCTGATTTGATAGATTTTTGCAAATTTGCGGGCTTAGTATCTGCTTTTTCGATTTCTACTGGTTCGACTTTCGGTTCAAGCAGTAGGTTCATCTGCGCTATCTGGCGGCGCATATACCACACGTCAGTTGAGAAGAGTGGCATATACCAGATACGATTTTGTGGCCCTGCGGGCAGCAATCCGCGGCTGTCGTAGGCCGTTGCCGGATTCACGAGTGTGTCACCGATGACTACATATCCAGCGCAGCCCATGAAGCTGCACTGGATGTAGCACATCAGCCCAACGATGAAGTCAATGTCTTGGGCTATGACAAGGACTTTGTTGTGGTAGCAGATATTCCGTCTTTTGCAG